GCTGGCTGACCATCTACTACAAAATGTTCACCGGCTGGTGCTGCTGGCTGCATCTGTTGATTTGTTACAGCGATTTTAGATGCCAATAAATCATTTTCTAAGGCCATTCGTTTGAGTTGAAGCTTAGACATAGCGTTGTTAAAAGCTTGAGCTCTTCCTCGAACACCTGTTGTTGCATTGATGGCGCGTCCAAGCTCTTGGCCCGCTGCTGAGATACCATAATCTGTTCCGCCAACTTGTTGAGGTGCATAGTTAACACCGCTCGCTCCGAGAGCGTAAAGCGGGTGTATTCCGGCTTTCTTTGCATCTTGAACTCGCCATTGGATAGAACTGGTCGCAAATTCTTTTTGTCTTGCATATTCCTGTGCCCTTGCTTTTTTCTCAGATTTTTTTCCAAAGATTCCGCCAAGCAGACTTGAGCCGGCTCCTATAATTGATCCTAAGAATGACATCCTACACGGCTCCAAAAGTTTGTGCGTCTACGTTTGCCTTTTCCAATTCCCTTGCGACCCGCGATATTAAGCGCATGGATAACCTGTCGTCTAGTTGATCGTCTCTGGCAAATATGCACACTCCGAGGCGCCCTGAAATTAATACTGGCGACCAACCCAGTCCGAGTTCTTTTTGTCCGGGTATTTCTTCGATTATCAGCTTGGATTTTTGTGGCATATCTTTTTCCTGCGGTTGGTGGTTGATAGTGACGGTCGGGAACATGGGTACGTCGGTCAGGTAGTCCGACATAAACGGGTATCAGCCGGGGCAGGCTCCGCCTAGCGATTGTTGAGGAGATCGCGCCCGGCTGGCGTGAGGTCCTACTTTTGTTTGAACCTCGTTTACCCATAGTCCCTCCTTTGGTGTCACTTGTTACAGTACGCATCAAGTGAGCGTACTGTCAATTCTTATTTTCGGCCGGTATTTTATGGCTGTTGGCCGGGCTTTCGCAAGCCGAGCCCAAGGTCTCGGCCCTTCGGGCTTCAATCCCTAACAGGGATTAGAAGCCCTCACCAAAATTTGTGGACCGGGCCAGCTGGGGCTTATGCCCGGCTCCAAAATTTGTGGTGGGTCGTCTAATCGGTTGCAGGAGGGCTATCGCCCTCCTGCTCTTCATCGGCGCTAGGCTTCGCAGGATCTGGGTCGTCGCGCGCAATGAACTCTCTAAATTTCCCAAGGAACTTACGTTGTTCTTCTACAGTCAACTGATCCGGTTCTGGACCGGGATCGAATTCTTCTTCATATGGTGATTGTGGGTCGTAATCATCCCCAACTTCAAAGTCATCAGCCTCTTCGAAAGTTTCATTACCCTGTTTTTCCTCATGTATTCTCAGCTGCTCTGATCTTACAATAGATCTGATATAATCCGCGTGAGGATCACCTGTACGTTTAACCGGCACATACAATGGTTGAGGATCAGGGTACTCTAAACCATCCTTATGTGCATCTCTAGCGCGTTTTCTCATGTTCTTCTCCTGCTTTATCAAGTATTTAGTAAATAAATGAAGTACCTTGTTTTGAAACCATCCTCCTTGCCTGCATCGAATGATTGGCCATTATATAAACAACATCTTGTGATGGCACCGCAAAGTTTCGTTCAGATGGTACACAGTTTACAAAAGTATCATTAAGAGCAGGGTCACTACCAAACAAGCGAGCCATATGCCAGAAATTAAGAGTAGAGTCCCTAAATTCACCTGCGATACTACTCGGAGTACGTCTATACTCGTCGTAACGATCTTGCCAGCCAAATGTGTCATCTGGCGAAGTATGGGCAATATAGAGTTCTTTATTGAGAATTTCCTGTTGACCAATATGCTGCAATTCTTTTTGCCAGAAATCCTCTTTTGTTCTTCTGTTCCATGTTCTATGCAGCCCTTGCGCATAGATTGTTTTTGGTCGGAGTGAGATAAGTGAGACGATGTAGCCATGTTCTTCAAAGAACCTCCTATAGCGATTTGATCGCATAGCGCCTATGCCATGCCCTTTTAATTCTCCTACTGGATCAGTGCCTTCAGCTGTTTGTAATACTTCAGAAAATTGAACAGTCTGTTTACCACCTCCAAGGTACTCTGGTCTTTGTAGTCGTGCGTCAGAAGATCTGATACCAAGATACCTTAAATACTCAACATATCGTGACCCATATCGTGCTCTGGCCTCAGCATATCTCTGCAGCGCGAATGCTTCTCTTAACTCATTAATTGTCGCAGCTGTGGCCGATGATAGGTCGGCATAAAGATAGTTACCTGTTGCATCAGCCGATGCCGTTTCAGTTACGTTTGGATTGCTTGCTCCGAGTTTGTACTTACCAGCTCCTAGATTGGGGTAGTCAATACCAATTGTTTCTCCTCCTGATCCATCTGCATTGGTTGCTACTGGCGCTTCATCACCCAATGGCAGTGTAACTGATGGTCCTTTCTGTTCCCAAGGTCGTGCGGTGGTAAAATAGTCACGTTCCCAAGCTGTTTGCTGAATATCAAGATTCGTCGTGCTATCTGCTCCTGCCGCATTAGAAAACCCAACCTCAGTAATAAGATCCTGATCACGATACCACTCATTATATATCAGAGCATAGGCCCTGAAAGGTAATGCAGAAACCTCAACATCAGTTCCCGGTGGAACGCCTAAATAGTCAGCAAGAGAGCCAGTATTAACACCAGTCCCAGAACCGAGAGAAATAGTAGGGAACTCGCTATCATCATCACCATCAGGACCACCAGTGATGAAATTTTCCCAATCCTCCCACAACAGTCGCATGGGTACGAACCAGTGATGAATTCTGACGTGGAGCGGGTGCATGACTGGGGCAAGTAAGGGCGATAGTCTGACGAGAGCTGAGGTTGCATGTTGTATTGTATCTCCGGGCATTACCTCAGTTAAGCCGCATGGAACAAGTTCGCCAAGGTCACATGATAGTAGTTTATAATTAGATAAGGAAAATTTTGAACGCTTCATAATGTTTTTCTCCTGCGTTTCCTGTTTAAGTTTCTCTCAATTGCTGCTTTCTTAAACCGTTTTTGGTCTGCTACCTTATGTTCCACTTTGAGGCATATAAGTTCGCGAGGCGTACCATCTTGACGTGCCTCCTCATACAATTCCGACACTTCCTGCATGGTTTTTTTCTGCTTTGGTAATAGCGTTTTCTTCGCAATTTGATCCCTCATGTACTGATCAAGTGGCATAATCTTATGGCCATGTTTCAAGAAGAATGGAACCGATTTGGCATTATATGTCAACAACTGAGATGCAATCTCATCAACACATGTTGCACCAATACCAGGTTTTCTACTCATCCTTGCAAATTCAGGATACCTTCCTTCAAGTCTTTTGTCATCCTCATTGGTCATTTTCTTCAGAATATAACCGGCAGTATATGCCGCAGAGTGATCATTAAGCTCTCCAAGAAGCACGTTTCCTTTACCCCAAATCCTGCGAACCTTAGTGCAGATCGAACAGCATACAGCTCGAGGACGAGTACGACCATAATTACAATTTGGGTGACCAAAAAGAGCAATGTGATAATGAGGTCTCTGCGTTTCTTCACCATATTCTCCAACAGCAAAATATCTTAATGGATAACCGGAACTTTTACGCAGGCGTTTAAAAAAATCAGTCAGGTGTTTTGGATTCAGTGATCCATCTTTGGGTAAATAATCATTATCGTAGGTAAGTGTTAAAAAAGTGTTAAATTCGTGCTCTCGCATTTCAAGTAATATTCTATGTACCCATTCCCTACGGCGGTTGGCGCGACAGTGAATACACTGACCGCAACCAACTACAGTTTTTCCTAAAGTAATAGGGTATTTGCATAGCACCCTTAAAACCTCCATCCTATCCGTAACGGCCTTACTCTTCGTGACCGTCTCCTCCTAAATGAATATCGTTTATATCTACCTGTGTAACGACGTCTGCTATATCTTCTGCGTCTCATCGTACTTGTCTTCTCCTGTTTCGTCTAAAGTTTGATTTCCTGCGAAACTTTGGTGGCATCAGAATGTATTCTGATGTTGCTGGGTTAAATTTCCACTTATGCATGGGAGGTGCTGGGAAAGGTGGCGTTAACTTGCCAAATGCTGGCATAACTCTGTTTCTTATATGCCATGAAATTGAGCCTGGTAGATCTTCCTCTAGACGGTCTTTAACATCTTTGGATTGAACTACTGCATACCCATTTGGTGTTTTTTCATAACCTACACCGGTAATTGGTGCGGGCTCCTGGTGCTCATATCCTGGAAGCCCTTTGGTTTTTCGCATAGCCCTTTCATCAAGTAAGCCTGATGCTGGCTGACCATCTACTACAAAATGTTCACCGGCTGGTGCTGCTGGCTGCATCTGTTGATTTGTTACAGCAATTTTAGATGCCAATAAATCATTTTCTAAGGCCATTCGTTTGAGTTGAAGCTTAGACATAGCGTTGTTAAAAGCTTGAGCTCTTCCTCGAACACCTGT